CATTTCTTCAATCTCAGATTTTAATTCTAAATTTTTATCTGTTGCAATTCTTAAAAACTTTTTAGGATTGCTGTTTTTTAATTCATATAAAGAATTTTCAATTTGCTCTGAATTCATTTTGTCTGGGTTAACATTAGACATTAATCTTAACACTCTTGTCATAGATTTTAAATCAGTTGAAGTTTTAATAAATGCTTTATCAGCATCTTTCTTTAATTGAATCTCATTGTTTTTTTCCTTATCTACTCTTGCAAGATCTTGGATATAAAACTTTTTTGTTACATCAGCGTCCATTTCACTTTTAGAAAGTGCACAATAGGGGTGTGATATAGCAAATCTGTATTTAATGTAGTCCATAATATTTAACGGCTTTCCATTTTCATCCTTAGATATTTCTAATTCAACTCCTGTAAACCCTACTGGAATTGTCATGTCTGCCCAGAATGTTTTAGAATGTTTAGGCCAATCTCCATGCTCTGGATTAACATCTAATATTCCGTTCATTAAATTTTTTTCTTCCTCCATAGAGAAAGGTTTTAAAGGTTGTCTATTTACATAAACACTACTAAGTCTAATTATAGCCTCAGCTCGTACTGATTTTGGAAGATGACCTCCTAGGTCTTGTCTTCTTAAATATACTTTTTTACTCATAATAAAGTTCTTTTAAAGTTTAAATTAAGTGGATGTAAAGAATAACTCTCCGTGTAATTTTTATAATTAATTGAAGAACGCAGGGGATTTCTCCCCTACGACCTCAATCAAAAACCAATATATAGATTGCGTTACCGCCAAATTAAGACGCTACACATGTAATATCAAGCGAAGTATCAAATCTCTTAAGAGCAATACCTGCTGTTTTTAACATATGTACCGACGCACCGTCAACATCAGAAGCTCTAGATGAAGATGAATCAAATCCTCTAGGGACTACAGATCCAGCTACACACCATCTCATCGCTTCACGACCTTTCTTAGAAATCATTTGAAGGTTATTTTGTCCATCATAATTAGATTGATCAACAAATACCATTCTGTAAGATTCAAGAGAGTATCCTGTTACAGGGTGCTTACTACGAGCTTGGGCAACAGCACCATGATCAAATAATGGTAATTTTACCACATTGATTGTGTGTCCGTCTACGTGCTCGTAAGACGTAAAGTAACCAGTTAAACCTAATGATCTTCCTGAACCTGTGATAAATCTGCTGTCTCCACTTGAAACTTTGAAAGCATTTGTACCACCAAAATGAGCTTTAAGAGCCTCATCAAATTCACGAGCACCACCAGTACCAGTGTAAAGAGTTACTTGTTTTTGAGCAGCATCAGTCATTCCGTAGAATAAGTCACCAATGATGTTCTTTAATTTTGTCTCAGTCATTGTAGAGTAAGTGTCAGTATTAACAATTTGCTCTAAAAGACCAGGACCAACGATTACAGGCTGACCATTTTCATCTTTCATGAAAACTTGTCCGTTAGCATCGTAAGTTTTTTGACCATACCAGTAGTACATTTCACACTCTTCTTTAAAGTCAAGCATGTGTAAGTACTCTTCGTAGTCCATCCAAAGTTTAGTAGTAGATCCACCTTTTTTAGGTAGAGAAAATTCTGCTACAAAATCTTTAGCATTTCCAGACATGTGGTAAGATTTTCTAACTGTAGTTAGTTTGTTTCTTACTTTTCCTGGAGTTTCCCAGTTTGAAGCGTTTCCTCTAGAGAAATCAACTCCTACAGGTGCATACATTTGAGCCCAAAGTGCTCCTGCTGTAACATCCGCTGCTGCAACTACTGCTGTAGCTACTGGATTAATTAATTGTAAAGTGTAAGTCCATGCTGTACCACCTGCTGCTTGTACAGGTTCTTTCATAATACGTGCTTGAGTACCTGCTTGAGATACTAATACGTAAGGAAATACAAAATGTTTGTCAGGGAATTCAAGCTCAAAGCTTGCTCCTGCTAAACCAACATTTGTTGTTGAAGCCATTGTTGCTGCTACCGGTCTCGTTCTCATTCTATGTGTTGCCACACGATATTCATATTCAAGGCGATCAATAGATTTAGTGTTACCCACTCCTTCCGTTAAGAAAGAAAGAGGAAAACGTTTGTCATCTTTACCCGCCAAATGAGTAATGATAGGAGACAGTTCAGTAGGTTTTGTCAACAACGCGTTCGCTAAACTGTTCATATCAGTCATTTGCGAGTCATTGTAAAACGTCTTTTGGACGCTTATGTTTGTTCCGTTTACTGCCATTTTATTTATTTATTTTAAGGTTATATACTAAGTTCAAGTCGCCTTGAGGTTAGTTGATTAAATACTAAGATCTAAATCATCTATATCAAAAGATTTTTTGGTTCTTCTTGCTTTTTTTGCATTTTTAACCGTTTCTTCATTCTTAGATATTTTATCTCTCAGGGATTTAGATTGCTTCGTTTTTGCTTTCTTGTTAATAATTGATTCTAGATTAAATCCTTTATACATTAAATAATCTATTGCCAATTTAGTTTCCATTTCAGCCTCAGCATGATCTATATCACGTTGTGTGTAGCCACTATTGTCTACGGGTTGCGAAAGATAATTAAAAAACTTACCTTTCTCTTTTTCTGAAACTTGTAGCCCTGCAAACTCTTTTGAGTTTTTAATTGTATCTGCTACTCCGCCCCAAAATTGTTCTTGCTGCGCGTGCTGTTCAGCACTTTTTTGTCTTTCTTGTTGTACAAGTTGAGCTCTTTGTTCAGATTGCTGTTTACCTAGAGCTTGTCTAGCAGCCTCTGCTTTCCCATGTAATTTACCAGAGTCTGAATAATCCTCTAGAAGTTCTTGTATAAATTCTTTATCGTGACCTTTAATTGTAAAATAGTCAGATAAAATTGATTTTTGACTTCTTGTATCATCTTCTGCTAATTCAAAAGCACTATAATCTAAATTAGGATCATAAGCCTGCATAAAATTAGTAGATTCTCCACCAGCTAGTACATATTGTAAATGTTCTTTTACTAGAGGAAATGCTGCTAAAACATCATCAATTCTATCATCTGCCATTTTAGATGCTACTTCTTTTGTCATATCAGCTAAACCATCTGCTGTATCATCAAACTCACCGTCAAGTTCATATCCTAATTTAGATAAAACTTCAGATACAACTGTATCATCATATTCTTCATCGTCATCATCAGTACTTTTAAGATCGTCTTTTGAATCATCTTCATCTGAAGAATCTTCATTTACTATTTCTTCTTCTACCTCTTCAGTAGTTTCTACTTCAGTAGTAGGTTCTTCTTGTACTTCTTCCACAGATTGTTCTATGTCATCCATAGCAACTGTGTCGACTCCATCACCTGCGATTACATCGTCAAACGTAATGTCGTCTAATTGAATTTTTTCATTTGGTTCCATATCTATTTATTGGTTTTAAGTTACAAATTTAGTGAAAATATACGTAATTTTTTTATAGTTTTTTAATTTGCAATTTTGTATTTATTATATAACACTTATTACAAATATTTTTTTCTATACCCCCCTCGTTTTAATCTAATATTTAAACCTGCATAATAAGGCTGTGCATTTGGACTTTTTCCAACAAATGTTCCAAAATTTGCCCCACCTGATAAGTTAACATTTTTACCTAATTTATAATTAGCTTGAATATTACCACCAAAATTTGGATTTAAAGTAGGACTTCCAAAAGTAGAAAATGATTTATTTGATCCGTCCCATCCTACTCCCGGGTCTGCATTAAATGATCCTTTAAGATTTAACTTTTTAGTATTTAAAAGTGTAGGATTTGTAGCAAAGTTAAAGTTCTTTGAAAGGTCCTCGCCCATACCCTCAAGACGATTGACCAAAGAATGGCCAGTACTACCGTCTCCTGGAGTAAAAGCATTATGCTCAAGGTTTCTTGTAGCTAAAGAAAAGTCATTACGCTTTAATAGAGGACTATTAAGTTTAAGACCTCCTTTTGGATATTTAGATCTATATCCTCCTTTTCTCATGTTTATTTTTACTTCAGCGCCTTTTTTATCTGCAGATCCAAAATTTGTAGCTACATTACGCACTTGACCATATAGATCCAGACCTTTATTTTTTGCACCTTCCCACCATCCTTTGACTCCTTCTCCAGTTGCGTTATTAAAATTATATTGATCGGTATATGTATATGTACCATCTTTATTTTTCTTAAACCCCATCTGTCCAAAAGTAGTCTTAAGAGAATATGAAGGATTAAGAGCTTTTGTTACAGCTTGAGTTCCTGCACCACCTCCTACATCATCATATGGATCTTGATATGAGTTACCCTCGTCATCTAAATGAGTACCATAATCTTGATACTCAATTACGCTACTGCCTCTTTTCTCAGCATTTTTTCTTGCTTCTTCTAACGCAGCTTTTTCTCTATAATTTAAATCATTTAGATTTATTGAATCCTCAGAACCTACTAGATCAGCAGTAAATTGTCTAATATTTAAAGGAATTTGATTTTTAAGTCTTTCAGCTAGATAAATAGGGTCTGTCCAATTAAGCCAAGACTTAGCATTCCAGTCTCCATCTTCTACAGCACTACCTTCTACAGCACCACCTTTTTTATATTGTTGTTCAAATCCACCGTTTTGATATTTTTTTATATACTTGCGTTTTCTCACGTCACTTTTTTTTTGTTTTTTTACCCCGCCTTCTTGATATTCTGCAGGTGTTTCTATTACAGTTCCTTCATACGGTCCTGTAGGTAAATTTTTAATTCCTGGAGGTACATTTTTGTAAGATTCTACTAAGTGACCCTGATTACTATATTTATCTACATTTATTGGAGCAGCCATACCTTCAGTATTAAAAGACTGATTAGGCTGTACATTAGGAAAGGCCATAGATGCCTGCGTGTTCCCGCGCGCGTGTTCTTCTCTTAAACCTGTTTCTTGTTGCTGTTGAGTTTGAGCAACTTGCATTTCTTGCTGCATCTGAGCTTCATGGTCAGCTAAAAGATCTATACCTTGTTCAGAAGCTCTATACACTTCCATAATACTTCCTGGAAATTGTACTGCTTTCGCTCTATTTAATAATTCTCGTCTATTTTCGTTGTTTAGCATTCTCTCTAGCTATATCTAACTTACTTAAAATATCTTCTCTTTTAACCTGGTTTGCATCTTTAGTATGTTCTTCTTGAGCTTGATTTCCTCTTGCCTTCTCCATCAATTCTTGCTCTTTAAGATCTAATTGCCTGTTTTTAAATTCAAAATCTTTAATCATTTTTTCAAGATTTAAAGAATGTCCTTCTTGGTCTTTTTTAGACTCTGCATTAATTAAAGCAATTTCAATATCTTTTTGTCTATCTTTTTCTTTTTCTAATGCGTCTGCTTCTTTTTGCATTTGAGCTGCTTCCATTTGCTGTTGAGCTTGCTCTTGCTGTGCTTGTTGTTGAGCTTGATCTAATTGCTCTTGAGCCCTTTCTGCATCTGCAAGATTCTTTTTAATTTCTGTGAAACTATCTGAATCTAACATCTCAGCTATTGTAGATGGTTTTGCACCATTTTGCATCATAGCTTGAGTAAGACCTTTAAGATTTGTAAGTTTTTCTTGATCTTTACCTGCATCAGAAACAAATATGCCATAGTTAGATTCCATGTGCGATAAAGAATCTATATCTAAAAAGTCTGTAGTACCATCAGGCATTACATACATTGTTTTCTTTCCTGTGTGCCAAGCTTCTTTAGAATAATCAAGCAACGCTTGAAAATCTCTTTGCTCTAATCTTTCAAACTTTCTAAATAAATCTTCAGTAATATGTGATGATTGTAGTATAGCTTGTTGAGAAGATGCTTTACCTTCATAAGCCCCAATCTCACCTTGTCTTTGTCTACTTACTCCAGATATTTTCTCCCACTCTACTAAAATAGATTCTAACAGTTGGATATACTGTCCAATAGTTTTAATAGACATATCCATAACAGATTGATGTTGCGGATTTAATTGTATTCCTTCTTTATTGTAATCTACCCATGCAATACCTGTACCTTCCATATAATACATAAATTTATCCATATCCCACTTTTTAGGAATCATATTAATATCAAAAGAAGCAATAATGTCTTTACTTTTTGCAATAGCTAGTTCTAATCTATATTTGTAGATATTATAATTTAATTGGTAAGGTATACCTAATTTAACTAGGGAGATATTACTAGAATTTACATCAGAATATCTTCTCCCATTAATAGGAAGTTTACATTTGGATGGATTGTCTAATGACAACCTTTGGTTAGGAATAGGATTTATATTTATAAATATTCTCCCATCTATTCTTGTTCCTTCCCATACTTCATTAACCCAAAACCATTCTAGAGTAGCTCCCTCCATTTTTAATTCTTGAGGCAGTCTAAATCCATCTTCAACCTCTTTTTCTTCCATAACTCCTGTTTCAGGATCTATGTATGTTAAAAACCCAATTCTTTTTCTAGATTTCCAGTACACAGTAGTAACTTCTAAAAGTCTATTTCTATGTGTGTTTTCATTTTTACCTGCATGATTAGCATATAAAAATGATATATCGTTTTCTTGATGTCTTGGTTCTTCTAATTCTAAAACTTGTTGTTCTGATAAAGATTCATAGTATGCATCAATAACACTTGAAGCATGTACATATTTACGTACAAGCGCCCAATCTCCATCTTCTACAAATTCTAAATCTGGATCTAAATCATAATCTATATCAAGAGGATTTAATACTTCATAAAAAGGCTCACTATTACGGACTCCTCTATGGGTATAAACTTCTCCACTAACTAAATAATGAAACCATGCTTTTTGAATTTTATCATATACTTCTTGTTCTTGAAGAATATAATTAAGTGATTGTTGACCTAAAATAGCTCTAGCATCTACATATGTTTGTTCAAACATAGATGCTATATGTTGAGGTAATTCAACTTCTTGATCAGGGTCTGCTCCCATATCTACTCCTTGTTGTTGAACAGCTTGCATAAAATGCTGTTGTAGATTTTTAAAAATCAAGTCTCGTTTTGCATTTTCTTTTTCAGATATAGAATCTGCATTTTGTACTGTAACGGTATAATTGAGAGGTCTTTTAGATTTTTCACCTAACAAGAGATCAATTATGGGTTTGATAATAGGGTAATTACGCATTTCAGAAGGAAAGTTCTTACGGGATTTACCATAAGGTTTTAAAACGTAATTGTAATCTCCCTCGTCAATTACACCGTTATAATAATCATATAATATTTTTAAATCGCTATTTTTAGCATGAGGTCCAACCCCCTGATTTGAAAGATCAATAAATGCTTCTACGCATTCTTCTCCCCATTTCTTTGTTTTCTTTGAAGCAGGCAGTTTCTGCCTAGGTATTTTATCGTATCCCATAATTTACAAATTTAATCAAATTTCTCTTTAATTTTAAAGTTAAAATAAATATTACCCATGTTATTATAAATATAGCACTAGTAATAATTTTGGTCAAACCATTTATTACTAGAGTTGTCCTCTAAAATTTCTTTAACTTCTGTATTATACAATTCTCTAGTATGATACATACCAATCATAAATGCCAGGCATT